TATTATTTACGGTAGACCTACTGATGGAAAAAGTCAATTACTCTTACAAATGCTTTGTGCATTGGCTTGTAATTACGGCAAAAAGAGCCTTATTTATATGCCTGAAACTGGTGATGTTGATGAAGTTTACACCGAAATAATACACTGCTTGGTTGGAAAAGGTTTTAATAAACATTCATTTAATTACAGAATATCAGAAAATGAATTATACAATGTAATGCCATTTGTTAAGGAGCATTTTAAGGTAGTTGAAATTGATGAAAATGATTTTAACTTAGATAATTGGTTAGAACTATCAAAGCAAGCTGTTAATGAATTTGGAGTATTTACTACTGCTGCTGACAATTGGAACGACATAGACCATGCAAGCGAAGCAATGATTAGCGAGTATTTAAAAAGAAACTTAGTTAAATGGAATAGGCACGCTAAAAAACACAACTATCATGGATTTGTAGTAACACACGCTAAAAACCCTCAAATAGTTAAAGGCGAACTATTCCCTAGACCTGCAAGAGTTGATGAAATAGATGGAGGATATGCGTGGTATGCTAAGGCAATGAACATGATATTAATACATCGTGAATACATTGAGATGCAAGATGAATATGTACAATCAAGTGTGGCTGAAATTCACATAAAGAAACTAAAAAAGCGTTCAGAGGGAATGAAAGGAATTTGCAAGTTAGATTTTGACATTTACCAAAATTGCTACAAAACCATTGATGGATTATACTTACCTACACCATTTAAAAAAGAATTTGAAAACAACTTTAACAACATTGCACCATTTTAAATAATTAGTATTATAATTAAATAATATTATATTTGTGTCGGAATAGGTGTCGGAGGAATGGCTTATAACGGTTTCGGGCTTGGCGAAGGTGGGCTTGTAGGATGCTCAATTTTAGCAGAATGTGTCTATCCACTTTTGCCAAACCCGTGTTATATGAAGTGCCGACTTATTTACTATGAAGCTCAATTGGAACACTAAACAGAAAAACAAAAAGAAAAAAAGCGTGGAGATAAATAAAATATATAACGAAGATTGTTTGGAAACACTAAAAAGGTTGCCTGATAATTCTGTGGATTTGGTAATAGCTGACCCACCTTATGAAATTGTATCTGGTGGCGGTGGCGGTTGCTTTGGAGTTGATCAAAGAGATTATCACAAAGGAGTAAAATCATTGAGTGATGGATTTGAAAACGCAATACTTGACGAATGTAAAAGAGTTTTAAAGGTGTTTAATTGCTATTTCTTTTGTAGTAAAGACCAAGTATTGCAAATATTACTTTGGGGAAAAGAAAACAATATGAATACTGATATACTTTGCTATCACAAGCTAAATCCGATACCTACAACCAACAATAAATATTTAAGCGATACTGAATACATAATTTTTATGAGAGGGCAAGGTGCTTATTTAGGTGGCGATTATGCAAGTAAGAAAAAATACTTTTTGCAAAATAACTCTAAAAGCGAATTTGAACACCCAACAGTAAAGCCACTAAATATAATTAGAACATTGGTTGTAAATTCAAGTAAAGAAAACGATTTGATATTTGACCCTTTTATGGGAAGTGGAACAACCGCAGTAGCTTGTATTAAAGAGAAACGAAACTTTTTAGGAAGTGAAATAAATAAAAATTATTATTCAGTATTAACCAAAAGAATTACAAATGAATTATCACAAACAACCTTATTTTAAAAGTGCGGTGGCTTTTTTTTAATTCTTTTTAAACGGAATTGTCAAACGAAGCAGGAACGTAGCGGCTTGCTTATAACTATCGCATTACTGCACCTAACTTATAAAGTATGCTAATAATAACACATGGATTAAAAAGTTTGCCGAATTACGCATTTAGCGGTAATGACCTTTACCGATTAGAACACTTTAGCAATAGGAGAACTAAAAAACTGCTAAGATTGAAACCTCAAATTATGAACGCTAAAGGCATAAAATGTCACGGCTATTTTATAGATGGCAAGTTTAGGAGTAGAACCAGTTTGAACAAAAGAAAATACCCAAAAACTAAAATAATTATTAAAACAGAAACATTACCATTTTAAAAACATGATAGATTTAGAATTTTCAACCCATTTATGCAAAAAATATTCGTTAGATTTGCAAGCCGAAATCAAAGAGTTTAAAGAATTAAACATTACAAATATTGAGTCTGAGATATTAAAGTACTGCAACTTGTTGAATGCTGATTATAGACAAATAGTAAGCAAGACCAGAAAGCGAGAGATAGCACAAGTTCGCCAAGTTATAATGTGGAAATTGTATAGCACAAAGCTGTATACCCTAAAGCAAATAGGCGATAACTTTGGGGGTCGTGACCATTCGAGTGTGATAAATTCACGCAACGTAGTAAATGATTATATTGCAATTAAAGACAAATTGTTTTTAAGCATGACTGAAAAAGTAATGAGTGTATGAAAGAATTAAACAAAATTATTTTAGAAAATGGCAAAGGAGTTACGCCTCAATTCAACCACCAAATGAGCGTAACTAACTCGCTTAACGTGCTATCTTCATTCCTTGTTGATATGGGAATGAAGCTGAAAGAAAAAAACACGGTTGTACAGATTAAAAAGTATGAGGATTTGGCGAATTGTTATCGAGATTTGCGAAACAATTTAGCACAGTTATTCATACACGAAGCTAACGTATTTGAACTCGAGCAAAAGAATTTAAAACTTGCAAAGGAAATTTTCGAACTGCGAAAGGAAGTTGAAAAGCTAAAGAAGATTAATGAGTTCTAATAAAACTTATTATTAACTATTGCAACTTGCTTCATGTGATAGTTACCGTTTGGCTCTAATTCAAGATAACCGAACCCATGCCCCCATTCATTAATAGGCATATAGTTAGGGAATAAATCACAAAGGCAACCCAATGAATAAGTAGTATATTGTTGTTCACCAAACTGCTTACCGTTGGCTTTTGTTTCACGGTGAAAGTGACCAATTACAGCTTGTTTATTTAGTTTAAGTTGAACAGTACGTGCAGGATTAACGCCACCGCTTTTAACTGGCAATTCATGACCATGAAGAATAGGTAATTTACCCGCATAACTCCATTGCATTGATTTTATTTCAACTATTCTAAGTTTAGGAAACTCTAATAACTCAGACAGCTGGACAGCTTCGATGTCTAACAAATGAGGTGCAGCTTGTATAATAAACTTTTCATACCTCGCATCGTGATTACCAATCTTGTAGCATATTAAAGCGTTAGGGAACATTTCACGCAAACCACGCAAGAAAGTTCTAACACAATCCAACTCATAACTAAATGAGCGTTTGCGAGGGTCTTTCTCGTGTCTTGATAATTGGTATGCATCCATTGTATCACCATTTAAGTAGATACAGTCAACATCCTTTTCATGTCCGTATTCTAATGCCTTAAACAAAGCGTTGTCATCTTGATAAGGAAAATGTATATCACTAAGGATTAACACTCGCCTGATTGATTTGGGTAGCCTGTAAGGTTCGATTAAATCCGTTTCACCTTTTGGCAAGTCCTTTTTAAGTTTTTCAAAAGCAAGTTTAAAATCTGATTTTTCAAACCTTTGTTTATTTACTTTACCGCTTAATCCTTTTGCGTTCCTTATTGTAGTTCGTGCAAGTTCTAAATTGCTAAATAATTTTGGATGGTCTTGAACTATCTTTTTTGCCAGTGTCATGTTTGGGGTGTTTGGAAATTTCAAAATGATTTCTTCTACAACTCCTTGTTTAGTGAATTTCATGTTATATTGGTTTATGGTTTATCTTCAAATAGTAATTCAGCCTCAGCTTTCAAACACTCGTCTATAATTTTAAGAGCATTGCTTTTAATTCTATTAACACGCTTCACAGCTACATCAGTCATTTTTTCTTTTTCTTCTTCATCAATGTATGCAGTAGCGTTAAAAGCGTTCATACACATTGCCACAAGGTCATAAGTAGTAAGAGGTGGCTCAACATAAATCTCCATGTCCTCAGTTTCCTCATTTGGAAATAAAGCGTTAAGTTTATCGAGGATTAACTTTTGGTTTGCGATTATTTCATCCATTAATGTCATAATCCATATCGCTTATTACAGTTATTTCTTCGGCTCGTTCTATAATATTATTTTCAATACTTGCAAATTGAAAGCCATGAGCAACTAATAACCCATTGAAACCATCAACTAAATAGGTTATTTCTTGTTGGTCGGTTTCAAATGTTGCTCTTGTACGCTCGCTTCCCTCGTTTGACTCTAAGATTATTTTATACATGGCTTATTTATTAAAGGTTTGGTTATAGTATTGTTTTGCTCTTGATAAATCTGTACTTTCGTCTAATACACTATCAAAGCACCCTTCTTTATAAGCATCAATTATCTGTTGCTTTTCCATTGCTTTGGCTTGTTCAATCAGTTCATACATTACACCATGTACTCCAACTGTTGATTCAAGTTTTACAAACTCTTTTTCAAGCCATTCAACTGCTGTTTGTTTCATATCTATGGTATTAAAATTCCGATTAATAAACCAACTACTCCACCTTTAACGTATGCTTTGCGAATATCTTTTTTAGCTTGTTTCTTTGTATCTGATAAGATTAAACTATCATTTGCAATGATTGTATCAGCTTTCAAATTAGCAAGCGTTAAACTGCTTATAATTGTGTCTTTAATTAAGTTACTACTATCGGCAAGCGTTAGCAAATCTTTGCACTCGTTAAAAGCTATGTGTAATTGGTTTGCACTATCAACAGAACCGATAAATTTATTAAAGTAATTTTGTTGCCCTGTGGTGTCTAAAACCTTTACGCTATCCTTAATCGTTTTATATTTGGTTATGGTGGCACTTTTTAGCGTGTTTAAGCTATCAATTATACTTGCATAACTATTTGTACGGTTTATTAGCTCGGAACGCTCTAATTGTAGTTTTTGATTTGCAGATTTTAGAGGGTTAATTTCGTGTTCAACTTTTAATGAGCGTACCAATAGCATGGCAATTACGCCAACTAATAAAATTAAGGTTAAATCTCTAAGGTGTAGCATTATTTTTTTACTTTTATAAATTGATTAGCCTTTTTTATCTTCGCCTCAGCAAATCGTTTTTGAACCGCCTCGCATAACAATTCACGCCCTGCATTTACTTCCTTAACTGCTTCATCACGCTTTTCAATTTCACTCGGTGTTAAAGTGTTAAAGTAAATCATTATGCAATTATAATATAATTTTATTAAATTACAATTACTTAGTAAAATATAGATTAGCCTCAGCCTCTCTACGCCTTACAAGTCCTGCAACTTTTCGACCTCCAGCATTAACCCACTTTAAAAACTCAACTGCAATGGTTGGGTCATTCGGATTTGCGTTAACCTTTTTAAGTAGCGTTGAAGATTTTAAACTTTGTGCTCCTAAATTATAGGCAAAAGAAACTAAAGCGTTAAATTGATTTTGTGTAATGGTATCAACTGCCATTGCATCAACTTGTAACTCAAAGAAAGCTACATCATATTTAAAATGTTCAATAGCCGTTCCTCTGCTTATTGGTGCGTCTGTCAATCTTACCTTGTGCCCGTTTTGGTATCGTGTTGTTCCAAATCCAATTGTTGGAACATTCGCACTGCATAGGTATGGCTTGGCTTCAAACCCCTCGAACAAAGTTATTAAATCAACTCCTTTGCTGTCTATTTTAGTTACTTTCATTTTCTTCTTTTTCTTTTACAGTTTTACTTCCGAAATAATATGCAAACACCATTAATACAAGCGTTTTAATTAAATCAAATAATGAATTATTTTGCTCCTCATTTAATAAATTAATTTTGAAAGCAATTACTTTGTCTATAATATAAACAGCTACAAGTGCCGTAAATATTAATAAAATAAATTTTACCAATAATTCTTGCGGTTGATTGACAAACAATTTGTTTATCATAGCCATACAGCCGACAATAAATGCAAGTCCAATAAGAACTCCAGATATCATGATTAACTCGTTTTCTGAACTAAACATATTTATTTATTTATGGTTGTAAACTTGCCACCAATAGCAATAGCAGCCGATACGAATAATGGAAACAAATGTTTACTATCTAACTCAAATGTATTCCAATCAACATTAACCCACGCATTTGCAATAGCCACCACCGCCCCTAAAATAGTGCTTAAATGGTTACGCCAATTAATATGTTTCGGTTCGTTTACTTCGCTCATAAATAATCTTTGTTTAAGAATTTTAAAATAGCAGTTAAAGTATTGTTTAATTGGTTTTCTTCATTTTTATTTTTGTGAATATTCATATTAATAGTTACTAACTTATTGTTAATATCAATAAATCCTTCAACTACTTTCTTGTCCAAATCTGATACTTCCTTTTTTATGGCTGCCAACTCTAAGTCTTTTACATCTTCAATCTTTTGAACACGCTTTCCTAAACTTGTTACGTTTGTAAATAGATAAATTCCTACCCCGCTTATAATAGTAAAACCAATTCCAATTACGGTGTTAATATCTAATTCCATAATAACTTAAATAATTTTATTGCTTCCATATCTTGCGTTTTTTTATACTTATATAATATAAACACGAAATTATATATTAATTTGGTTAAAAAAAACTTTCAACATTATTTTATAAATAATGAAATATAACCATTTCACTAATTATTAAATATACATAAAATTAAAAATTAAAGGCTTAAAAAAGATAGGCAAACAAACAAAAATGAGTATTTGCCAAATCTTTTTTTAAGTATAGCAGAAAAGACTATAAAATCGTATATTAAAAGTTTTTAATTAACTTCTAGTATATCTTGAAGAACGGATATGCTTCCAACCATTTCAACGTCAAACGTGTCTTTTAATGTTATTTCAGAAGGTATATTAAGTGTTATTTCTGTGGTTAAAATTTTATTCATTTCTTCCATAAAAGATATAAACTCTTTGGTTTGTACTTGCAGCCCGTCTTTGCTTGTCGTAAACTGTTTTATTGCCTTTGTGTCTGCGTCTCCATGCTCTAAAATATAAGCGTCTCTAATGGTGTTAAAGTCTGTGACCTCTGACTTGCATTGGTTTGCTATTTTGTTAAAGAGATACTTTTTTTTAGTATCTTTTTTCATTGCTATAAACCCTTGTGCGTTTTGAGTACCCAATAGTTCATCATGCAACATAATAGCATTGCTTAACGTAGTTTTAATTTCTCTTGTTTCCATTTTAGTAGTTAGTTAGTATACAAATGTAAAATTAATTATAAATTAATCAAAGTGTAATATTTACCACTTCAAGGTTGTTACCTAAGACTAATTTTGCATGAGCGTGGATTTTTACAGCCATCAAAGGGTCTTGAATGTTTGATTCTATTGTGCCTATATAAAACTGTCCAACATCTCCAATTGGGTTTTCCCTATCGCTTGAAAATTTTGCTTCTATGTTTATTTGGTTTTTTGTAATAGTTGTTATTATTAAAAAAACGTAATCAACCAATATCTTTTGATTAGGTTGTGCTGGGTTAATTACCCATTTGTCTGTATTTGTGTTTACTAATGCCATTTTGTTTTTATATTAAATTTGCCCATGCTCCATTTTCATAGGCTCTAAATTTGTTTGTTGTTGTGTTATAATAGATAGCACCATTAACTCCTATTGCAGGGTCAGCAGTTTCACGCCCTAAAACTATCAATCCCCTTGATGCCTCAAAGGCTCTAAAATCACTTGCACTTGTTAATATAGGGTTGATATGTATACCCCTTGTTATGCCATTTGCACCTCCTGTTTGGTTAATGGTTGCTACAAGGTTTAAAAGGGTATAAGTTGATGTTCCACTTGTAGGTGCAAAAGTGCTATTTGCATTACTTATTTCACTCCAAACTCCACTTGTTCTTGTAATCGCCGAGCCGTTTCCGTTTGTAAATAAATATCTTTGATTATCAGTAGCATTTATTGAACTACCTCCAACACCCATAAATTCAATAGTTCTATTGCTGCCAACTACCCTAATTCCTTGTCCTGAAGAACCCGGAGAGCCTGAGGTTATTATTTCTAAACTACCTAATAAAGCAACTCTGCCCGCTGTTGTTCCTGCTGCTACTGCTAATCCCCCTCCTGCATAAGATGCTGCATTTAATATTAATGTTCTATTTGTGTTATTCCAAAAGAAATTAGTATTATTTTGACTTACTAATCCTGATGTATCTGCAAATAATATTGAACCACTTGTTATATTGGATAATGTAAGAGGAACTGAAAAAGTAGCTGATGTAGAAGTAAAAACAGCTAAGTTAGTTGAATTTAAAAGTCTTATTCTGTGTTCTTGTGCATCATAAGTAATTAAATTTGGTGCTCCGCTTAAACTTCCGTACATCGTTAAAGTAGGGTCAGCATTTGCAGTTGTTCCTCCTATAATTCTATTATAGCCTGTTTGGTTATTAATACGATAAATAGCAGTTGTTGTATTTTGTATAATTGCAGATGAAGATACTTCAACTCCGTTTATTGTTTGAGTAGCACTCCAACTATTAGCAGTTCCAAAAAGATTAAAATATTCTGGTATTGTTGCTCCTGCTCTTAAAAACCAAGTGTTTGTTCCTTTTGCTAATCTTGTTGCTACTCCACTTGCACCACCATATATTATATCACCCTCAGTTGTCATTGGGTTTGTTAATTTGCCGTTAAAAGCACTCCAATCAGCAGAAGATAAAGCCCCTCTGTTAATTGCCGATGCTGTTGGTAAATTAAATGTATGTGTATCAATAGCAGATGATATATTAAAATCAGCACCTGTTGTTCCTACTGCAAGATATTGTACTTGAGATGTTAATCCATTTAAAGCGGTTAATCCTGATGAAAAAGTTGTAATTACTTGGCAAAGATGACTATTTTCAGTATGCAATTTAATTGTTCTACTACTATGAGTAACATATACCCTAATAGCCAATCTATCAGTTAGTGTTAATGTTGTTTGTGGTACAGCTAAAGCAGTTGTATATAAATCAATAGCAGTTCCATTTGTAATTCCTTCGGGAGTTGCAGAATTACTTGCAATTAATGTAAAAGCAGTTCCATTATATTTATAAAGTTCAACATAAAAAGATGGGCTACCGCCTCCTGATGAAGCACTAAAAAACATTTCAAAATTCCAATTTCCAGCAGGTATTTCTAATAACGCAGGGTCATTTGCATCTGTAATAAATTGTGCAATATAACCGTTTGCATTAATAGTAAAATCAGTACCAACACCTATAATTGGAACTTTATTAAGTTCATAATAAACATTTCCAAGAATTGTACCTTGATTAACGCTACCATTGAAGTAATAAGATACCGAAGAACCACCTCCACTTGTTGTTGGAAAGTTGGCTAGTGTACCATCTCCACGAACATATTGTGAAGCAACACCAGCACCTGTAACTGCAAGTGTTCCATTAGCAATTAAAGGACTATTAGAAACTGTAAATGCAGAGGGCATACTTAAACCAACCGAAGTTAAATAAGTATTAGTATCATAGCTAATAACACCTGACGTTACTTTAACAAAACCTGTTCCTGTAATTGATTCAAGTGTTTTGCTTCCATTAGTAGCAACTAATCTTGAAGCAGTTAATCCATTAAGTGTTAAGCCTGTTGAAGCAACGCTCCAAATTCCCATATTAAGGTCTTGTGTTGCTCCTGTATATGGTACGTAACCGCTAAGGTTAATATTGTCAAGTTGATATTGAAGTCTACCAAATGCAGTTAATACGGTATCAGAAGCTGTTATATCTCCCGTTAAAGAAACGTTAAGTCCTGCTAAGACCGTTGCCCTAACCTTGCTTTCTATATTGTTTATTATTACATTAATATCTGCCATGTTATAAATTAATTACAATGTTTGCATTTCCATAAGCAGGCACAGTTCCACTATCAACTTCTACCGCATCAACCACTACCGAATACGTCATATCTGCTAATACATTGGTGTAAGGGCTATCTGCCATTACATTGAATGTACCTAAATTATCCGAATCGCTGTTTGTTTGTGAAACTACACTATCTGCTACTATGTATGTGTCGGGTGCTGCAACAACTGCTATTACGCTTGTGTCGGTACGTTCAATAGTTACGTCAATAGTTGTCAATGGCAAATATGCAGTCGTGTCTATAAGATTAGCCGTTTTGCCATCAGATAAATTTTGCGTTATGACTATGTTTGTTTCCACTATACTCTATCGAAATCTTCGTTATATATTTCTTCACTAAATAATAATTGGTTGCTTACTGTTACAAAGCCATTTCTTACAAGTGCATCACATAATATACTTTTATCTTTATTAGAAAGTATATCATTGTTAACTGCATACAAAATGTTTGTGCCATTAAAAAAACCTAAAAAACTGCCCTCTTCTATTCCTCTCATGCGTAATTCTTCCATTTCATTAACCTTAAATGAATAGGATATTTTAGCATCTCCTATGGTTGTAGATATATTGCTTTCTGTTCTCATAATACAATTCCCATATCAAAAATTAATACATTTAATTCATTGG